ATTATTGGAGATTGGAGTATAGGAAAGCAGATGCGAAACTTTATTTCCACGCCAAATTTAACGCTAAAAAGAAAATTACAAAAGCAATTTCAAGTATATAACATAGATGAGTTTAGAACATCTTGTTTATCATATAAAACCGAAGAAGTATGTGAAAATCTGTATTTGAAATTCAAGAAAGACCCAAAACAGAAAGAACGAAAAATACATTCTATCCTAACATATCAAATGGAAAATAACAGGAAGGGGTGTATCAATCGTGATAAGAATGGATGTAAGAATATCCAAAAAGTATTCAAATGTTATATGGAAACAGGAGAAAGACCTGAGAAGTATAAAAGAGAATACAAAAATAATAGTATCCAACCGCTTAATGCCGTGAAATGTGATACAAGTCCAAGATTTTCTACCACAGAAAATGGATAGGGTGCTTTTACATCACTTTGAAAGAATTAGTTATAAATTTTTATTTTTTTATAGAAAGTTTGTCTCATTTTTCTTTCCGGTCGGTGTAATACAAATGTAAATATAAACGACTTAAAGGAAATTTATCTTTTTTATATTCAAGCGCATTTTTCGTTCCCATATACCTGTTACACTCCATACACATAGGAAGTAAGTTATCGATTTCTGTCTGCCCGCCAAATGACCTAGCTTTAATATGCCCTGCTTCAAAACAACATTCTGTAATTACGTTATCTTCACAAATGGCGCACATCCCGTTAATACATTTTTTCCAAACATCTTCTTTAAGTTTAGCTGAAATAGGTCTGTCATCAATAGGAATTGCAGGTAGTTCCATTCCATTAAGCTCTTCAATGCATTCATTAAAATATTTTCTTCTAATTTCATTGCTACATCGTTCTTTACCTTCCCACATGTTTTTAAAGTCTTTTCGTTGTCCTGTCTTTGAGAAAATATTCATATGGCTAGAAATTATTTCAATATTACGGTTTTCATCACATAAATGGTAGAAGAGTGCGAATATTTGAGTAGGATTAAATATAACATCTTCACTTAGAGTTTGTAAGAATTCAATAAATTCATTGAAAATATCGTAGAATTCTGTTAACTCAGATTCAGACGGATTTAATAATGTATGATTTGTTTTTATGAGTTTTTGGATGTATGTATCTGTTAATAGGAATATATCTGATACAGGAGCAACCGTATCTAATTGTTTAAATCTTTTGAATAATAAGAAACATCTACAAATCCATTGTGTCCAGTAATTAGAAGCCTTTTTGGAACAATGGCTAAAGAACTTTTCCATTAATATTTCAGCATCATTATATTCAAACGACTCGACAAACTTACAATCCGTCATATTTTTTAATAAATCTGAGTTACGAACAGGCACACCATTTTGGAGAGACATAAATTCTTGTCGGCGCTCATTTATTGTAAGTCTTGAAGTAATAGTTGTAACTTTTATATTTGTACTGACGAAAAACTCTTTACCTTCTTCAGATAAGAATTGAGGCGTGATACCAGTTTCTTTACACCAATTTTTAACGTCTTCTGTCTCTTCATAAAATATATAATTCTTATTTTTATATCCATTATCGTCAACCACTTCGTGAACCCAATGAACTATGAATTCTTTTGAAATATGCGGAAGACGTTGTTTTTTTGCTGAACAAAATGCTGCTAAAGTATAGAGACGATGTTGTCCGTCCATAACTTCATAGTTGTAGCGTCCATTAATTTTTTTATAGTTACCCGCAGTTAAATCTTCCGGATGAAGTTTATACATAAGAATAGGCTGGATATAACGACAGTTAAAAATGCTACCAACAAAACTATTCATTGCATTAAATTTCCATCGAATGCGACGTTGATAAACTGGACGAGTATTGATTTTATTAAGATAACCGCTTGATAATAAATCTCTTACCTCTTTATCTTTATGTTCATATTGTCTTTTGTTTATATAGATACTTTTTTTAGTATCAGAATTGTAAAATGAAGCAAGATTGATAGACATTTTTTAATAAAATAGCAATAATAAGCAATAAACTTTTACAACTTTAAGAAAGTCAAACCGAAATAATAACGCTACATCTAGACCGCTCTAGAAAAAGTATTTCATTTTTTTTGTTTTAAATTAGAAAAAATGAAATACTAAAAATTTATAAAATTAAAAACGTTTAAAATATAATATACATATTATTATTTATATTATATATGTCATTACAATCACAAAAAGTAATCATTTGCGGCGTAGTAAAAAATGTAGAACAACTTATAGAAAAAAATATACAACATGCCTTAGAGACAGGTCGTAACTTTGAAAAATATAAATTAGTAATATATGAAAATAATTCAACTGATAATACAAAAGAAATTTTAAACAAATATATAACCAATGCAAATATTAAAATAATATGCGAAAATATAGCCGGAAACAATGAGAAAGAAAATAATAAAATATGGGCTTACACAGAAGTTACCGGAAGTAACCATCCTTGTAGAATAGAGCATATTTGTAATGCCAGAAATAACTTACTAAATGAAATTAACAAATCTGAATATGATGAATTTACTCACGTAATCATGATTGATTTAGATTCAAACGGGTGGGACATTTCTGGTATTTTAACAAGTTTTAATACATCATACGATTGGGATGCGGTGTTCGCCAATTCACATCATTACTATGACTTGTATGCTTTAAGAACAAATTTTTTTCCTTTTGGTCCAGAAATAATTGGTGAAAGTTTTTGGAATTTACCTAGTTATAAATTTGAAAATGAATTGATACCAGTATTTTCCGCATTTAACGGTATAGGTATATATAAAAAAGATATTTTTAAAAAATATAAATATGACTTTATCGTTAACAATGACGTGAAACAATTTTATAGAAATTATTTACAGAACAACCCGATTTCTATTTCTGATAACATAAAAAATATTATTCAAAATAAATGTAACAAATTTCCCAGTGGATATAAAGATGAATTAACAAATATATTTTGGAAGTCAAATAGCGGATATAATGGGCCTGTTATCTGTGAACATGTTCCTTTAAATGTTGCCTTATATAATAATGGTTTTAAACTATTTATAAATCCAAGTATGCTTTATTTTAGGTAACATATATATTTTTTTTATTCTACGTTATCAATATACCCGCCATAAGAATTTAATAAATTTTCGCTTTCCCTCTTAATATCCGTAAAAACATTTTTTAAGAAAGAAGTCTGATAAATATTATTTACACCTTTTTCACAAGTTATTACATTTACTACGCCGATTATTTACTATTTCCAATTTCCAATTATCTAAAAATGTATCCAAATCATCTTCATCACCCAAATTTTCAACTAAATAAATCGGATTATATAGTTTCTTTACAATCGGTTCTCTTACTTTTTCCCATAACCATTTTCTGAATTGTTTTTTGAATTTTAAACAATAATATAAATCACGAAAATTATTTAATATTCTTATATTTATTTTTATTTGAATCAAACTATTGCTATTTACTGTTTCGTAAATAGGATTATTAGAAAAATAGAATTCTTGTAAATTTTGCGGTAAAGTAGGCAACAAAGTTAATTCATTATTAATACAATATAATTCTTGTAGATTTTGCGGTAAAGTAGGTAACAAAGTTAGTTGATTATAAGAACAATATAATTCTTGTAGATTTTGCGGTAAAGTAGGTAAAAAAGTTAGTTGATTATAAGAACAATATAATTTTTGTAGATTTTGCGGTAAAGTGGGCAACGAAGTTAATTGATTATGATAACAATATAATTCTTGTAGATTTTGCGGTAAAATCGGTAAAGAAGTTAATTGATTATTATGACAATATAATATTTTTAGATTTTTAAATTTTGTTAAATCAGGCAAAGATTTAATGTCCTTACAACTAATATCAAGTTCTGATATATCTTCAGGTAAAGAATTCAAATATATTTCACTAGCGGTTGTCATTTTGGTATATGTTTGTTATTGGTTATTATGTATATTAATTTAAATAAATTTTTTAAATTATTTATGAAGTTTATTTATAAATAATCGGCGTTTCACTTCGTAGTAAATGTCATAACTTGTGAAAAAGGTGTGAAAAAGGTGTAAATCTTCAAGGGTGTAAATTATATTTTTATAATTTAAAAAAATATAAAAATATAAAAATATAAAAATATAAAAATATAAAAATATAAAAATATAAAAATATAAATTATTAGTAATCACATTTTTTAAACTATAAATAAAAAAAATTGAAATACTTTTAAACGTAAAACATAACAGTATCTTATTATTACCCCCAGACTTCTCAAGTTTTCAAACTTTAAACGATTTTCAATAATGTCTAATAATATGTTTAATAAAAAAATAAATAATAAAGTAAACGAACATCTTGATACAGATTACGCGTTATCTATTACGCCTTATCATATGCCGAGTATATGTATTCCGCGTGTTTTTCCGAACATAGACGAAAAACGTATTTGCCATATATTTAATGATCTAAACATAGGTTTAATCATGTCAATCGATTTTGTAGGCAGACAAGCGCCAAATGGAGATAAATATAATTTGGTTTATATTCATTTTGATGGATGGTATAGAAATGAAAATGCTGATAAAGTTCGCATGAAATTATTAACAGGTAACGAGGTAAAAATAATTTATGATGATCCTTGGTTTTGGAAAGTTTCAGGTTTAAAAGAGCACCAAATCACGCAAAAGGCAGAGCCAGAGCCAGATAACGCTTATAAAAAAGAAATAAAACGAGCGACCTTTCAGTTTGATGAAGAACCAATACACCATTATCAAGAACAAAGACACCATTACGAAGACTTTAGACCAAGACACCATTACGAAGACTTTAGACCAAGACCAAACGAAGACTTTAGACCAAGACCAAACCAAAAACGTCGCGATGTCTCAAGAGAAAGAGAAAGACCACAAGAACCGATAAGACAACCCAAATCTTACGAGCACAAAGAACCAGTAAAACCTGTAAAAAAACTAGCTCTAGCTCCAAGACTAGATAATGTCCCTATACCAAAACCGGTACACGCTTTTATACCAAGACAAATACAAATACGTAATAAGAAACAAGAACTAGAACCTACAAGTCCAGTAACGCCTCCACCAAAAAGAAAAATATACAAAAAAGAAGTAGCAAATGAAGAAAAAGAAGACGGAGAATTATAAAATAAATAAAAAATAATAAATAAAAAAATAAAAAAAATAAAAAAAGGGTTGCCGTTAAGTGTAGTAAAACTTTAGTCCTCATAAGAGGGTAGAGTAATCCCAAACTTTTTTTTATCCAAAAACAACAATTGAGTACCCAATTATCGAACCAGTAGTAGGTGGACCACTTGAGCCAAGAGTAATAGTAAAAATACCATTTGCAAATGCAAAAGTTGACGGATAAATATTATAATTAGTAGAATATCCACCACTCCTATTTTGAACATCCAGTTTGTATGTTGTTTTGGAGATATTAAACTTCCAGTTTAAATAAAATTGTGTCGTAAAAATATAAGCATTGCCAGTTGAGCCAACATCACTAGTACCAGTTGCATTAGAAGTAGCCATATAATATGAATGAAACATGAAATTAGTTGGTGGAGCATTACACAAAATATTTATTGATGTATCTGTTATAGCAGCAATAGTTCCATAATATACAGCAGGGAATGTTACTGCTAAATCATTACCGTTAACACTATAATTAGTACTATAACGACCATTATTAGGATAAAATCCAGTATATGTTGTTGTTGTTGACATTATATAATATAATTTATACCAATTAAAATTTTCATAATTAAACTTAAAAAAAGTTCATTGTTTTTCTTATAAATATAATTAGTAAATACTATAAAATATATAAAGAGTGTAAACAAATATAACAAATGAGTATAATTATTTCAAGAGATGATTTTAAAGTTACCAATAATTCCGCTAAAAATCAATACATATTTAAAATACTTTTCAACTTATATAGCGAAGACCTAATAAAATCAATAACAAAAACCAAGATAATCTTAGGTGCAACAACAACAGAAAAATACGACACACTCATATTAAACGTCACCTCAATTAAAACCTTCTCCGAATTTCATAAACACCAAGCCAATATAAACGGAACACGTAGGCTTCCGACATCTATTATAAGTAAAATATTATATGACTTATCAACACAATTAAAATATCTAATCTCATATAAAAATAAATGCTTTTTAGGTTATAGTATAGAAAATATAATTGTCATAGATAATAATAAATTTGTATACCTGACAAACGAATATTTAAAAGATATTGATACACATAATAATAAAGAAACGATAATGGTAACTTCTCCATTTACATCAAAAGATTTCTTTATATCGCCAGAATTATTAGAAATCAGAGTACTACCATCATATATCCATTATAAAACATCTTATTTTAGCTTAGGCCAGCAAATAGTAAATCTTTTTTCTGAAGATGATAACGAAATAACAACAATCGAAAATATCCATATAAAAGGCACAAAGCTATATTATTTATTAGAGAGAATGTTAGAAAAGGACCCAACAAATAGAAGTATAATATTTATTTAGATTATAACAAATAATTAATCTCATAATATGTTATAATGTCATTAGTAGCTTTTAAAAAGAAATCAATCATTAATTACGGGTCTAAAAGGTCAGGAACTCAACCTGGAGGTGTATGGTTACTTCAAGGACCTTTTGGAACATCAACAACAGCATTAAAACAAGCAATACAAACATACGGTCAAGCAGGATTTTCTATAAATGGAGGTAGCCGAAATATAGGCGGTATAGGAAGAGATATGAAAATGTCAAAATCAGGAACACCTTATAGAGGAACTATACCTGTCGGATGGGGCGGAACACACGGTAAATATCCATCAGCAGTTTTAGTAGGAAATACCCAGCATCAATCTACAGGTGCCGTTTCAAATAGTAACAATACACCTGTCGTAGAACCAGTTTTAAATTCTCGTGTAGTCGACACATTAGGAACACAATATATCTATATTAAACCTTCTGTATTATCTACAAAGGGAATGTTGGAAAAGAAATATAGATGGATAAATAACGGACAATATCCAAACTATTGGGTCCAACCAAATTATACAGGTAACCAGACAGATTCCGCTAGTCAATGGCTATATATCCAAAACAAAGCTTCTGCTACAGTTTGTAACCTCAAGGTCAATAATGTCGGCACTTATACTGATAATTTGAAACCAACAGGTCCCACATTATGTACTCCCGGCACGTCGACAGCAGGATTTAAATATAATGACATGGCTCGTAATGGTCCATATACAAAGACACTTTACCAGCCTGTTTCTTACGCTCAATATAATTTGTATGTTGCACGCGGTTGTAATAACCCAGTAGGCGCCCAAAAGCCATTTCCTTATGCTACTACATCAGGTTCTTCTTATTCCGCGAGTGGAACAAGTATTACAAGTTTCGGAAGTGGTTGTGGTACAGCAAAGAACTTTTTAGAACCGCCATCATGGTATACACAAACTCAGCCTTCCAAAGTAGCGAACATAGAACAAAATGCATCACAAAAGACACCTTTTATAGCTTAAAAGTTTTAACACCTATTCACATTAAAAACACAAACTTAATAATGACTAGTTTTTGTAATATACCTTAGCTACTTTGTTATATTTATTATTAATTTTATCTTTTTTTTGTTTGTTTTATTGTCTGTTTTATTGTCTGTTTTATTGTCTGTTTTATTGTCTGTTTTATTGTCTGTTTTATTGTCTGTTTTATTGTCTGTTTTATTGTCTGTTTTACCTAATATATATTGACCACAAGGTCCGCAATGGTCTTCATTAGATAAATCTATTTTATTATTAATTTTTTTATCGCAATATTCTATATTCCATCTACCTAATACTTTTTTATCTTCTTTTATAAATTTTTGCATTATATTTTTAATAAATTTCATAGTAAATATACACTATTAGTATCTTTAAATAATTTATTTAATATAAATCAGTACTTAAAATGTTAAAAGTGTAAAAAAAATCAATTATCCCACTTGCCCCCCCCCTCTCAGTCGCATATTCGTGCTCACTACGACAAACAATAAGTATTTACATAATTAAAATCATAATCTAATGATAAATATAATTGTGAGGTACCGCCACATTTATGATTTACATAATTATCATAATATTTATTATATAAATTCGAAACCAAATATAAAAAATCATTAGTATTTGTAATATCTGTACATGATATATGTTTATAATATTCATGTTCAAATAAAATAACATTTTTTATACCAGTGCATTCTTCATTTGTAGTTGAATTATACCAATTATTGATAATAAAATTATACGGATCATTTGGATAAGTATATAAAATGTTATTAACATTACAACAAGATGGATAACCACAATCTAAACATTCTTCACAATGTTCGGGCCATAAACCGTGAACCTTATATCTATCATCTTTTTTATCAAAAATAAACGTAAACTTATAATCAGTAATATTACAAGTATTTGGCGAATAAGTTGAGTTGACAAAATAAAAAAATAAGAAAAGAAGTAAAATCATTTTATATTATAGCTATTGATAAATATATTTTTTTTCAATAAGTCAATTTATTTTCCATTTTAGTCCAAATATTAAAACTATCAAGAGCACCGGATACATTTATTTTTTCAAGCTGTACTTTTCTCTCTTTTATATCTCTTGTCAATTCTTCATATATAAATTCATCATCAAAACCTATATTTTTCGCGTCTACCCTCGTATTACTATAATATACGTCAACAATTCTCGACCAATAAATAGCTGATAAGCACATGGGGCATGGTTCACAACTACTAAATAGTTTACATCCAGTTAAATCATAGTTATTCAAAACTTGGCAAGCTCTACGGATTGTTACTATTTCTGCGTGAGCTGTTGGATCATTAAGTTCTGTAACGCGGTTATGTCCTTCTGCCAAAATATTATAGCTTGCGTCAGTAATAACACAACCAAAAGGCCCACACCCGTGATCGACACTTATATCAGATAGTTTACAAGCACGTTCCATGAGCTTTTTTTTTATTATTGGATCTACTGAACTTATAAAATTCATATCTCAATATATAAAAAATAATAAAAATAGTTCTAATACGTTTTATTATTTTTATATTATTTTTTTTCAACTAGTCCCCCCTCCCTTATTAAACTTTTCTCTCTATTCACTTTCAAAAGAAATAAAATTTTAAATCATTCTTCGATTAAATCTAATACTTTTAATCTATTATAAAACACTCTTCTTCCGGCATGTAACTTTTTCATTTCCCATTCCATATCATATATTAATTTATCAACTTTATCTTCAATATTCGCCGCACTTTCGCGCCTTGCTTTAGTCTTAAGTTTATATAGATTTTGTAATTCTTCGCGTATATTTAAATACTTACCGTAAAAATCATTAAAACTACTTTTCATTTCATTAATAATTACTTCGCGACTTATTATAGGCATATCGTCGAACTCCATTATTTCTTCCAGAGTAGCAGTAGCAATGTCTTCTCTCTTTTTTTCCAAATATTTTTTATAGAATTTAACACATCCTTTATCGAAATCCAATAAAAAAACAAAACCCAATTCCTCAGCCTGATTAACAATTAATCCAGCTTCTAAAATATTTATAAAACTACTTTGACAGTAATGTAGAGTAGTTGACCATTTATAGTCGCGTCTATTCATTACTCCACTATAAGTTTCTTCATGTAAATTCGTAAATATAATATATTTTTCTAACTCTTCGTTTTTTGGCTTACCCTTAGCAGTTTTAATATTTTCAAAAGCACTTCGTAATGCTTCTTTTGAACCATAATGTTTCATTAACACATAAATCTCCCTAACTAATATTTGCCAAAGTAACTCAGCGTCACTTTCTACAAACATAATTCTTTTTTTGTTATCTATTATATAACCAAAGGCTCCTTGTGTCTCCATTTTCCAATATTAAAATATAAACATAATTAGTTTTTATATTTTTTCAAAACAATTTAAAAAAATAATTAGAACATAAATATAATCCTCATCAAAACAATGGCATCCAAATATCTTTTTATCGTTAACAATCTTTTAAACATCTATGACAGAGTAATGGTATTAAAATTATTTGTAGATAGTTCAGACAACGAACTACATACCAAATATAGTACAGCCGTAGAAAAACATAATAACAAACTATTTAATAATCCTCAGCATATTGATGCAGGGTTCGATTTATATGCACCCGGTAAAGAACCGAATAATAGTGATGCATTACCTTTTTACGGAGCAGGATATATAAATAAATTAGACACCAAAGTAAGCTGTTCTGCTAAAATATACACGGACACAGGTAAAGCATATAACACCGGATATTATATGTATCCTCGTTCTTCTATTTCCAAAACGCCGCTTCGACTAGCAAATTCAACGGGAGTTATTGATGCTGGGTACAGAGGTCATTTAATTGGAATGTTTGACTTAGTTGGGCCTGAAAAAACACTTAACGATATACAAGTACCGGCATTTTACGGAGCGAAATATGAGCGTTATCTACAAGTATGTGCTCCTAATTTGGTACCGATAGTTGTAGAGGTAGTTAGTTCAATGGAAGAATTAGGAGAACAGACAGAAAGGGGTGATGGCGGGTTCGGGTCAACTGGCCGCTAACAAATTACTTTTTTTAACTTCTTCAATTAATTTTTGCGTTTTTTGGATAATATATTGATTTTTGTTTTTGGGTTTTTTACATATTATTTCATAAAAAAACTTCTTACTCACGTTATTTATACTCTTATTTTTGCTTTTGTTATTTTGGTTCCTATTATTTTTACTTTTTGTAGTAAAAATCTTACGTCTATAATGGTTCCGTTTTGTTTTCTTCCTGTTATCCATATTATATTATTTGATTATAAAATATTAATAATCTAATAATATATGAAACTACTGAAAAATTTAAAAAATAATAAAACAAAATTAGTCAGCCTATTAACAATACTCGTAGGCTTATGGTTGATACTCTATTTTATCCCTAATTTGCTTGCTTCTTTATTAAACACATTTTTAGGAAATATAATTTTATTATTAAGTGTGATTTTAATTACGATTACAAATTATAAATATGGAATACTTTTAATGATAATACTTTTGGTGTTAAAAAGATATTCATACTTATCAACAAGTACAACAAGTATAACAAGTACAACAAGTACAAAAGAAGGTTTTACATGGACAAATAAAACAACAGACGATTTTTTGAAAATACAAAATACAGTAAACCCTAATATAGTGTTTGACACGAATATAATACAAGAAAGTCAAGCTAGCCAAGAAGAAGTCGAATATTTTAACGAACATGGAATATGGCCTTGGACAAAAGAAACTATAAAATTATATCAGGAAGCTTACGAGAGTAATCCTTATATAAGAAATAACGCCGAGGAAGGAACGAATTATGCGAGAACAATCTATAACCAGGCAGCTATATTACGAATATTAGCTATGCAAAAAAAGGAGGGACAGTTTTTATTAAATGGAATATCAATAAATGACCCAAGTGGAAATGAGTTTAACGAATTAGAAAATAGTGGCACAGGAACTTACGGCTATAACTCGGGATTAATAAGTAATCCTGATAAAGATATAATAAGATGTAAAAGTGATAATTCAGGATTAGAGAGAATAACGTTTGACGGTAATGGGTCTATTTTTGGACAACAAATAAAAACTTCAACAGATATTGATAACTGTGATTTGGAAGATACAATTCCAGGATTTAAATTTATAAATAAAAAAAAATGTAATCCTTGTGCGGCTCTAAATCAGACACCTGATTATTCATGTCCTTTTTCTTTACAAGTTAAAGATCATAGTACTCATGTGAGTAAAGTATGGAAGTATTTATGGGATTTATAAAAATTTAAAACACTATAAGTTTTTTTAACTAATCCTTTTTTCTCTTTGTTAAAAATGTAAACAAATTATCATCATCATCATCGCTACTATAAGTATAATTTACTTTTAGACTAGTGCCAGTTTCAGTATCATTTGGGTTTTTTAAAAATATGTTACCATCAGAATTTACATCTCGCATCAACTTACTAGCTGTAGGTGTAAGATAAGGGGTATCAATAAAATTAGAAACATTATGTGTGAAAATAGGTTTTTCTAACTTAAGAGTATTAATATTTTTATCATCATTAATATTTTTATCATCATTAATATTTTTATCATCATTAATATTTTTATCATAATTAATATTTTTATCGCCATTAATATTTTTATCATCATTAATATTTTTATCGCCATTTACATTATTTTTTAAGTTTAATTTTGGAATACTCAAAACGTCTTGGTCATGATGTTCTTCTTCTTCATCATCTATATTTATGGGCGTTTGCGTAACAGTATAACATCGTTGGTTACCTTGTGACGTCTGTCTAGCACGAGAATACATTGCACCATATCGTGTTCCAATCGTTTTATATGAGATATATATATCATCACATAAATTTTTTAGAAATTTATAGTCATGTAATCCATTAGTTCCCATATATTTTTTAATATCCTTAATTAAATCAATAAGCCTGATTTTTAAACTTTTTTCTTTTTTCTCTCTTTCAGATAAAATATTTAGCTCTCCCGTGGTTTCGTCGTCAATAATTTGAGAAAAAATATTATTCTGCACACTTAAAATATTATTTTGATTTTGACTTACTTCAAATAATAACTCAAGTGTTTTTTGTCTATATAAAAAAATCGTAAGATCAGCTTTATTATCAAACAATCTAGGCACGTCTACAAACATTTTTTTGCCGAACCTATTAAAACTAATAATTATGTTACACAAGTCAGGATTATCTGAAATAATATGAAATGTCTTATTCGCTTCGCCAACAATATTTCCAATATTTAACTTACTCGTCCACTCATTCGACTTAAAATCATAAATAAGTCCGCTACTAATCATAACCTCTACATCATCCAAATATTTATACAAAATTCCATGTAAAACTTCACCATAAACTAAACCCGCCTTTTCAAGAATATCTATAAAATAATATGAGCTGTTCTTTTTAGAACTAATACTATTAAGTAATATAGCATCGTGGTTTATCCCAAAACCGATGAATGCATTAAGAATAGTTTCGTCTACCAAATCTTTAAGAGCTTCACGATCAGTAAGTCCTTCGGTTGCCTCTCCATCTGTCATAAAAATATGGTTAATAATATGGTCTGGATATTCGTATTTCAAATGATCGATATATTCTTTCACACCTGTTAATGCAAGTTCGATATTTGTACTACCTAATGGTCGTATATTTTCGATCTTTCGAAGTATATCCTCAACGCTATCATCATTCACATTTAACCTCCTAATAACATTTGAAAATTTGTTATCAAACGTAAAAATGGTAATATAAAATTTTATATTATGATTACATTCATTTAAATATAATATCATATTTTTTAATGTATGAATGATATGTTGCATTTTACTTCTACCATCAGAACATAAGTCAGTCATAGATCCGGAGCGGTCAATTACAAAAATTAATTCTTGAGTAGCCCGAGTAATCTCACAACAAGGAGCAACCAATTTTAACACGCCAAAAAAAGCATCATCAATAGGAGTAGGAACAGAAACTCCCGATCGTTTCGTCAAACGACTGTTTTCAAAACTAATATATAACTCTTCAAAATAAGGGGACAACATATTTTTATTATGATTATAGTTTAGTATTATAAAATCTTTAAGTTATTTTAAATTTCGTCTAATATAAGTATTTTAAAATAATTATATTAATAAATCGCTTCTACTAGGAATCGAACCTAGGTTGGCCGGTTAACAGCCGGCTATTTTACCATTAAATTATAGAAGCAAATAAACACACCCTAATTTGATGACCTTCTATTCTCCACTATATTATTATTTTCAACCATAGCAAAGAAACGTTTCGATCGTTTGACCCTCTGGTTATGAGCCAGATGCGCTACCTCTGCGCCACTTTGCTTTCCTAATACAGGCTCCTATTAAGATAACCGAAGTTTATCCATATATTATTTTATTTTCAAAAGAAATTGCTGTAAGGAGCCTTTCCAAATTATAACTTGAATTTATCTTTAAGTTATTTTTTTTTACACCTTTTAACATTTCAAACGCCGAAATTTTCAGCAAACCACATAAACATTTGCTTTTGGGATTTTATTACTAAGGTCGTTATGTTAAAGGTTGAAGAGTTACCCCTTCTGTAAAGTCAGTAGCAAGGAGTTCCACCTTACGATAGTCCAACTTAACCCAGTTCAACTGGTGAAGGACGAAATGAGTAGCAATTGTGATATGCTTTGTTTGACTTCTGGTCTCACATATCACTGCTAAACAACCATTTCTGGTTGGAGAACAACCCCATTTATTATCATTATTGTCTAT